GGCGTGCAACTGCCAGACCTGCCATAACAGCAGCTCGTCACTGTTGAGCTTGTCCAATATCGCTGGCTCCTCGGCCTGTTCTTGCGTCAACTTGCGCTTGTTCCACATCTTCTTGTTCATTTTGACTGGTCCTTTTGAACATGTTTAAATAAAATCCCGTAGTGGAGGGGCACAACCGAGGACCAGTCAAGTCGGCGGCAATACGTTCCACTACAGGAATTTATCCATGAATCGGAATATGAAATTGTTGGGCCATGCCTTTTAAAAAGACATCGCCGCCTTCATGGTTGACTTGACTGGTCAAAGCAGATTCTACACCTCCTTCTTGATTTGTGCAATCTGCGTAGCCTTCAACCGGTAATATCGCTTCTCAAGCCTGTCGCTGTATGCCATCGCCATTGAAGCGGTCTTGAAAAACATCTTCGAGAAATGCTGTGTCCTGAGCCTCCCAGGGATATCCACCACCGCCCGGTAAGCCTTCCCATACTTCAAAACCGCGATCTTCTCATATTTAGCCATGCTCTTCTCCTTTATAGGGGTTCGTAGTCCCTCAGGTCCACTGGTTGAAAGTATTGTTCTCTTTGCGCCCTTCGAGGCTTAGCGGTTCAAAATAGATTTAAAACGGTATGCAGTACCCGCACTCGCACTCCGGCCTCTGCCTGGCATCAATCGCCGCCAGGATGCGCCGGGCCTTCTCCTCCAGCCTCAGCGCCCGCACTTCGTCATACCGCACCCGGATCACCTTATGTTCAAAATTTTCCCGGCAGACATACACGATCCAGGCAAACTTCCACCCGCCGTAACGCATATAGAGCTGCACCTGGTCATTGTGCTCATGCAGTGCCCGGCTGTCCTTGCACACCAGCTCAAACTTGCTGCGTGTCACACTCTTGATCTCCAGCAGGTCACCCCACACGGTCTCCCCATCGATATGCCCGCGCAGCCGGTCGTCGAAATCCGACACCAGCTCGCGCCGGTTAAATGTGGCAATGCGCATCTCGCGCAGGCGCCGCAGCGTATCCTGCTCGAACAGGTAGCCCACATAGCACATCCGGTGCGCAAAGTCTGAGCGGTCCTCAATGCCCCCATCCATGAAACCGTCATACGCCTCGCGGATGCAGTGCGCCACCTGGCTCATTCCCAGGTAATGCCGGGTTTCCAGCCCGCTGTGCAAACGCACGTGGCTGTCGATCTTCGTCTCCAAATCCTTGGTTGTGATCATTCTGCCTCCACTACTTGTTGGTTTTGAACCATCTGTTTATGACTGGCGATCAGCCTGCTCAGCGCTTCCTCACCCGGCACCCAGGTGCGGATTTTCCCGCAGATGGAGCACCCGACCGTGGCGGTCACATAGCCCTCCAGGACCGCAAACACTTCCGGCTCACTCAGCAACGTCTCTTTGCCCAGTGACTTCGGATCGATGGCTTCGCGGAACAGGATCAACTGGCTCTGGCCGTGTCCCTTCCACTTGACCTGTCCCATCACGTGCCCGCCCGCGCACTTCCATGGCTTTGCTGCGGTTTTTAGCTGCGGTACATCACTCATGTTTCACCTCCTCCTCCGGGTCAGTCAGGCGTAATAAGATTTTCAAGACACTGGTTTCCTTGCGCAGCATATTCAGTTCTTCGAGTGCCGCCAGGATCCTGTCACCATATTCCGGGTGGCGCGACTGCTGGGCATTTGCCAGCAGCCACTCCTTCATCTCCTGGATGTCATTGTCTGCCATGGCTTTTCTCCATCCGCTCATCGTACTGGCTGCCTACCGCGCAGATCGCCCACAGCACAAATCCGCTTACTGGCAAACCTGCCAGGCAGATCAATCCCAGCAACAACCCAAGATAACCGTTCATGCCTTCCCCCTTTTCCAATGCTGCAGCGCTTCCCTGATCAGCTCCATCCCACCGCGGCCCAGCACCACGAACCGCGGCTGTACCCAGTCCGCCACCAGCAGGGACACGGCGTTGCCGTGTCCGTCCACAATATCCATGTATTCTTGGGCCCCGGCCGGGAGGGGATTGACGAATGCAAACTGTGGAGTTTCGCCCAGTTCGTTTGCGAACTGCAGCATGCCATCCTGGATAGCCTTCTTGAACTTTCCGCCTTCCGGCACGTACTTCAGCCAGTACGTGCCCAAGCTGTGCTCAAACTCCACCAGGATCAACCCGTTCTGCGCCTGCCACGCTCCGCCGCTGGCCCTGATCTTGATTGGTTCGCTCATGTTTCCTCCCAGCCAATCCAGATTTCTTCGGTAGCCCAGGCGGGCAGGTTGTGGATGATCTTCACGCCTTCTGCGGTCAGAGACTCTTCAATCGCTTGCGGAAAGCTGCTCGGCACGCCAATGCAACCGGGCTGCTGACCAGACTTATATTTGAAATCAAACAGACACTCACCTAAGAAACTGACCAGCCGGTTTATATCTTCCTTAGCGGGATTATCACGTGTGGCTTTCACGCGCGGTCTATCATCCCGATAGATGTACCAATGGGTTGTTTTGCTGGATTGATCCATATCAGCTCTCCAATTCCTTCCTGGCATAATCCCGCCAGTTACGCGCGCCGCGTTCGCTGGCCAGGTGATAACGATTCACGATGTCAGCCGTCTTCATCTGGCTGATTTCAGTCACTTCCTGCTCGCTCATGAAGGGTCTGGCTTTCCGCCAGTTGGTCGGTAAGTTACCGGAAAGAACAGTCGTTTCTTCGGTAACTTTCCGGCTGTTTTCCTTCCGGAATTTCGTTCTTTCCGCCTTGCTTTCCTGTGCCTTGCGTTCACGTTCTCCCTGCCCGGCTCGCAGCGCCACGATCAGGGCGGAATTCAGCGCCAGCAGGCTCAGCAGCGCCACTGCCACAATCTCCACATACGGAAGTAAAGCCGGATCTGCAACATGAAAGAAATCCAGCATGGCATTCACCAGGATGATGATCACCACATAAAAGACCACCGCGGCCACGGCCAGCCGCAGCGGAGCTTCATCTTCTGTCTTCAACTTGGTTCTGTTCCAGTTCCAAAACTGGATCGCCGTGTGCACACCGGCCAGCCCGATGCACTCCACCACCAGCGCCACCACCACCACAGCCAGACCGTCATACCATTCGTGACCCTTGGTTAGATAGGTATAGGCGTTGTAGGCTGCGTAATACGTGGGAATCAGCGGCGCCATCCACGGGCTGACCCCGGCCACAAAGTTCAAAAGCGTGTTTTCTAATTTATTATTCATTGATCTTCCTTTGCTGACATCAACAATAAGGCTTGCAGGCTTGCACGCACGCACGCATGCTCACACATTCGCGCGAATGTTAGCGTGCAAACCCATTCGATGGGGTGGGGGAGTGGCCAGCCAGTACCTTCATAGCTGCCTGACCCGCCCGTGTCATAACGTAGCCCTGCGCCGGTGATTTCGGGTTACGCTGCCGGATGATCCCACGCTCCAACATCTCGGAGATCATCGCCTCATATTCACGACGGCTGAACAGGTTCCCCGCGCCCGTCCATTCGGGCAGGCTCATACTCCGCCCCGATAGCACGGCCTCGCAAAATGTCGCCATGCGATCATCGTCCACGTCAAATGATGCGCGGGTAGTGATGTCCTGGCTGTTATCCACCGTGCGCAGATCCACGTTTACCCGGTGGTTGGTCTCCGTGCCAATCTGGCCATCCTGATTGATATCCACATTGGTGACATGTTCAGCCAGGCTAATGATCTTCGCCCACTGCCGCTCCCACAATTGCATACCCAGCCACCAGACGATCAAAGCCACCACAAATCCACTCATCACTCCGTAAAATAGCCAATCCGCCACCTCATAGTGATTGAGCGCGTACATCGTCGGGATCGCCACCAGCACACCAGTGATCAGCGCCCGCACGAATGGCGTCCAGATGGTTGCGTGTTTCTCGTACAGATACGCGCCATCAGACAGCGCGGGCGGTTGTGTCTCAAACTGTTCATATTTTGGGGTCATTTTTTCACCTTTCCGGTTATGGTCACAACCAGGATAAGGATTAAGGCCAGCACGATGCCTATCCCAACACCTTGTAAATAATCGGTTGCCTGCGCCGGGGTCATTTACTCAATTCCTTAACGATCTTTTTGTCGCAGAGCTGCACAAACAGCATGTAGGCCAGCACGAGTACGCCGATGTCGTCAATTGGACCCCACAGCACCCAATCCACGGTCATAAAATAGACTGTGTACAGCGCAACCGGAGTAACCTTCGCCCAGAACGGCACGCGCCTATCCACCATCAACTTAACCGCCAGGGTCAGGTGCTTGGACACTTCATAAATGCCCTGGGTGACGATGTTGCCACCCTGCTTTTCCAGCAGGGTTGTTTTTTTACTTTGCCGAACGATATTGCCGCTCATCGTAAACCTCCATTAATGGGTAAGTCTCGGAATTTTCCAGCGTTGGGCGGTACCCGGGTCCCTGGATATAGTATGGCTTGCGGTATAGCATCCGCGGATGCTCATATTCCCATTCCCGCGCTGCCCGTGCGCGAGCCACCAGCACCAGCGTCACTCCGCCAATAATTGCTAACGCGATCACTACCCAGGCTGCCACCCACAGCGCCGCTGTCTGCGCCCGCGTCTGCGCGTCAATAATGGCGGCCTGGGCCTGCGCCTTGGTTATCTCAGTCTGCTGCTGGTAAATAAACGCCTGCCGGTTGGCATCCATATCCGCTCGGGCCGTGATCGCGCTGGCCTCCGCTTGTCGCACCGGGTCAAGACCGGGGTTATACGCGATCCCCAGCGCCGACGCGGCCACCACGATCACCGCTATCAACACCAAAACGACAACAAAATTATTCATTTGGCCTCCTTTCAGAATTTAATATCTGGGTTGTTGTATTCAATGATTTGTTTTTCAAATGCGTCACCGCGTTGGTAGGCCTCCCGCACCACCCGCTCAATGGCATCGCACAGCCTGCGCTCATCCTTGCCTTTTGGCAGTTGGGCAATCCCTGCCCGCTGCACATGGTGCACCACCTGCGGTTTTACCGGATGGCTCTGCTCATATCTGCGCTTTAAAGCGTTTTGGTGATGTTCTTCATTCACGTAGGCAGTTGACTTCTGTTTCGGGTCGTGCGTATCCGCTTCAAATTCCTGTCCACATCCGCACGCGCACAACCTCTTTACCATCCGACCCGCCGGGTAGCGCAGCGTCATGAAATGCAGTAGCTTATGAGCGGTGCAGCAATAAGAGTTCTTACGGTTGGAGCGGGCGGTTTTTTCACAGCCTGGCAGCGCGCAGATCTTCGTCACGCTGACCGGTATCTTGGGATGTCTGATCCGCCATAGCTTCTGGTCGTGATCACGGCAGCAGGTGGAAAGAGTGCGACTGGTGCGGGCCTCCAGCTCGCAGCCTGGCAATGCACATTTATTCATAGTTCACCTCGCAAAATTGCAATCATGGTCTTGACCGCTTCGCTCATCTGTTTGCGCATGCGCGCCTTCTGCCTGGCAGATTTGGTGTCTTGATATTTGCGATAACTGATCCGCCAGTAATGCTTGCAAAATGAAATTCTTGGGTCCAATTTGGCCGATTCCATCGGTTTTTACTCCGTATTCAGACTGTCCTTGTCGCAATTAATGAACTTGATGTACATTGGGCCCGAATCAAGTACATTGGAGGGCTCAAAAACCGGGCTATTTTCGGGAGTTTTTCGGCCGTTTTGACACTCTAAAACAGGCCTTGAAAAATGGCGCATACTGGTACCCTTCCTACATTCATATACATTTGGTTCATTGAAGAAGAAGGTTAAGAGGGCGTGCAAAGCTCCAATGAACCAAATGAACATCAATGAACCCCTTTTGCTGATCTGAAAAACAAAAAAATATTTGTTTTTTGCTTCCAGAGACTTGTTTCGGTTAAAAATAAAATATTGTTGCCAATCTGTCCGAATCAAGTACATTGGGTTCATTGGGTTCATTAATTGCGACATTGATAGTCCTAATTTAGAAGTCAATTTCTTCACCCTCCGCCATTTGCGCGTAGCGTTCCATATCGATCTGTTCAACCTTCGGGGCTGGCTTTTGTGCTTTGTTTGCGGTTTCTCGAATGGTCAGACCGTACTTCACCTTGAGCACTTCCAGCCGTTCTTGGCATGCTTCCGGCGCCGTGGAGCTTTCCAGGATCACAATGTAGCCGTTGCCAAGGCGTTTTACCGGCAGGCGCAGATCCTTGCGCGCGATATCGCCGATGGTCTTGGAACTGATCACGCTTTCTTCACGTTTCTTCTTTCTCTTCTGGCCATCCGCGGGCTGCTCATCAGCTTCCACTTCCTCTTTCAGCAGGCTTTGCGGGTCCTTCGTTTTGCCGGTGTTCATTTCATCCATCAACAGGTTGGCCACCTTACCCAGATCCGGGTAGCGCACATAGCGGATGTGGCCGTAATCTCCGGTATCTGCTTCGCGCACAAACCCCAGCGCCATGAACCTGGCTTCATCCAGGATGGCCAGGATGGCTTCCAGGATGCGCGCCTCAAAGGATGCTGCCTTGTCCCGCAGTTGTTCTTCATACAATGCCAGCACCACGCGCGTGACGCTTTCCAGTGCGGCGGGGTCATCTTTAACCAGGTATTTGATTGGCACCGTCACCTGGTTGGTGCGGGTGCTGACCCGGTCATCTTCCAGCTCTTCAGGAATATTGATGTTGGGCTGCCAGTGTTCCAGCCGCCAGCGCATATCCAGGTTGCGGATGCGCAGCGCATCCTCGCGCCAATCGTCCGACAGGCGCCGGGGGATGTTCTTGGCCTTCAGCTCGGCGATCTCTTTTTCGTAACAATCGAAGGTCACACAGCGGCTTTCGGTGGCCGGGTCGCCAAACTTGCCGTACATGGTGATCAGCTTAGGACCGTAAACGTTATGCACGATCGGTTCAAAGACGGTCAGCCCATCTGCGGTCTTGACCGAGGTCATGGTCAGGATGTTGGCCTGTTCTTTCATGGCGCTGACGTTTAACATCACGATGCGTTCGTCGAACTGGTCGGCGATGTCCATTTCATCCAGGAAGATCGTGCCTTTATAGATTGAGGCGATGTACTTCAGGCTGGCCGTGGAGCTGATACCAGTCGACCGGATCAGGCGATAGCACAGATAACCGGTGCGCAGCATGATGGCGCTCTTACCGGTGTCCTTGTCTCCGCGTGCGCGCAGGAACGGCAGTTCATTGAAAGCGTCATACACCCAGGTGAACAGGCTGTAGAACGCCGCCATTTTGTACATCAACGGATTGTCGAGCAGGAATGAACGCCGGTAGAAATTCTCATGAATTGCCAGTAGCGCTGCGGTATCGGTCAGATCACCCAGTTTGCTGGGGAACGACACCACACCGGCCCGCACGATCGCGTCCATTTTGGGAACCAGGCGCTTGCCATCAAGATCAAGATAGTCAGCGGTGCCAACTTTGCCATCCGGATCCCGGTAACATAATTCCGCCCGCTGGTTTTTCTCATCCCACAGGTAATCCACCAACCAGCCCTTATGGTTATCATCCTCAACTGGGTACCAACCACCAAAGGTGGGTTCTTCCGGCAATTCACTTTTGCGGCCCTTGGTTTGTTTCTTCTGGCCAGCCAGGGCGCTGTTGAAATCGCCAACAGTCATGCCCAGCTTGCGCGCCAGGCGTTTTTTATATTTTCCAAGCGTCTTTTCATCCAGTTGGGCGGCCAGGCTCAGGACCGCATCCAGCGATTCTTCATATTCCGGTGAGAAAGGTTCATCACCACGCGGTGCCAGGGCCCCGGCCATCTCTGCCACCCGTTCCACCAGCGGCGGGGCCAGTGTCATAAACGCCTGCACATGGGCGCGTTGATCCTCGGGCGTCACTTCTTCAGCCTGCCAGAGCTTCAGCAGATCATTGGCATCCACCTTCAACTCATCTTTCCCCATCGGTCACCTCACCGGAATCAGTAGTAGCAGCAAGCGCGTCATCTTCATCAACCTCAGCATCTGCTGAGGCTTTTTTTGGCGCAGCCGCAGCGCTTTCCCACTTGAGCAGCCTGGTCATGGCTCCAAAGGTTTGCGCCACCTGGATAATGTTCTCGCGGCCCGCCTTGTCATCATCCAGCGCCGCATATTTCGTTCCGCATTTCTTCAATGTTTCGGCCAGGCCAGCATCCGCTGATACCCCACACAGGGCCACCGCTGAATATCCCCACTGGCCCAGGCTGATGGCATCCGCCTGGCCTTCCACAATCAGCACCTGGGCTGTATTCCGGTGAAACTCATAGTTGAAGTAGCGCATGCGTTCACCCACCAGAGCATCCGGCAGGTTGTAGCTCTTTGGTTTTTCCTTGCCGATCAGCCGCACCTGTTCCGGGGCCTCCTTCAACATGCTCCACGAAAATACCTGTCCATCCTTGGCCGCCCATTCCAGCCTTCGTCCGCTGAAATACATGGCCCTGCCGCGCCAGATATGCGGGTAAACCAGGCATGGAATGTTGGACAGGCCCCAGATCCGGTCATCTTCCACCCAGTCGGGTGAACCGTCGTCGATGCCCTGGGCGCTTAGCCACGCACCCACACTGCCGCGCATGCCGATCAAAGCAACAGTAGCAGCATCGCGCAAATTCACCTGGTTCATTGAAAGTTCATCGGTCAAATCCTTGACCGCCTTGAAGGTTCCGCCCGAAAAACCCAGGCGGGCCTTGTGGATGGTTTCATCTGTCCAACCCCGCGCCCGGGCGTAAGCCAGCGCAGCCGGCGTCTCCCAGAGTTGTTTCTCAAACCAAGCGCAGGCGATCTCAAACACCTGGGCGCGGCTCTTCTGGTTCTTGGAAGCCTCAGTGTTGTCATCGCGCTTCCATTCCGGGATGCGCACGTTGTAGAGATCAGCCAACCAGACAGCCGCATCCCAAAAATCAGGCTTGCCGCCATATCTCTGCAACCAGGTGAAAACATCACCGGTCTCGAAACTGTGGGCGCCATCACCGGAATGCGCAAACCAGGTGTACTGTCCCCAATCCGGGTCTACCTTCAGTGAATCCGGTTTGCGACAGCTAATGAACCGTCCCGATCGTTTCGGATCGAAGCGGTATTCGCTGGTTTTCTCGATCACCTCCACCAGGTCGACTTTATCTTTGATGTCTTCGATGAACTTTTCCAATTCTCGCCTGTTATTCATGAGACCTTTTCTCCAAAATTGCTAGTTTTTTGCGAGGCGCTCACACACCTGCCTAGACCCAAAAACACATTCCTGGGCGCTGGTCAGCCACCCGTCAAGTTATGCGACCAACAAAACGTGCCCTAACCCGCCCCAGGATGCCCGGATCACGGTCATCTCGGCCAAGGTTGGACGCATAACATTAGTTCTACGTCCAACACCCGCCCTTTTCCCCAGCCCGCCCAGCCGTGCGGCCCTGCGCCAATCAAAAATGAACTTCGTGATTCTTACTACTACTGTCTTGTTCGTCAGGGGGCGCGGGTGCATGGCTACGCCTCCCATCGATGCGATTGGCCAGTCTGCCACTGCTGACCCATGGTCTTGTGCAGGCGTGCCAGGCGCTCACGTACCTGTCCAAGCCGCTCCTGCGCCGGGATCAGGACCGGATGCACTGCCGACGATCGGCGCATGGCCTGATCGATACGGATGGATAGTTCATCCATATCAACCAGCACACGATACAGGCAGGCCAGATCTTCCTCCACCTGTTCCCGGCGCTGTTGGGCATCGGCAGGCAGTGTGCCCAGTGGGTTGTTACTCACGCCTGGCTTTGGCATTGTCCAGTTCCTCATGTTCGTAAGACTTTCGCACCCGGTTCAATACCCAATCGAACCCATACGCAGCGCTGACAGCCAGTCCGCTGGATAGCACACAGGCCCACAGCGCCAGCAGGTGCTGCCATTCATCCGGCACCACGCCAACCTGCTGCCATTGGATAAACAAAGCTGATAAGGGCAGCACGATGCCCAGCACGCCCAGGATATAAGCCAGGATGCGCGGTATGCCGTGACCCATGATCATGCGCCACGGAAACCAATGCAGAACCATCTGGATCAATCCGCTGATCACAGCAGAGCTGATGATGGTGTTCATGGTCATCTCCTTATCCCATCCCGTGTAATTGCTGGTAAGTTTCCAGTTTTTCGATGCGCTCATCCAGTTTGCGAATACGCTCAGCCAGCTTCAGGTTCTCATCCAGACCAATCTTGCTGGCATAAGAGCGGAGATCAAACTGGTACAACGCTTCCCAGCGGGCCAGCATTTCTTCATGGAATTGCAGCAGTTCATCATGATGGTCCTCAAACCCTTCCGTGTCTTCAATTTCCCAGCACGGATCTCCGCACCAGTTAGCCTTCAGATCATCCAGTTCCTTCTTTGTTCGCTCAGCCATCACGCACCTTCCTTCTCACTAATGTCAAATAAATCCGCTCTTCATTCTGCTTTGGCGGTCGGCATGGATATGGTTGCGACATCTCCACCAGGTCATAAGGCCCATAATAGACAAGCCCTTCCTTAACCAATTCCGCCAAAACACCCGCCTTACCCTTCTCGGCCCAAACACGGATCCGCACAAGCGGACTGGCTGGATCGGCTGGTTCATCACTTAATTTGAGCCAAACGCCTATTTTGCTATCCCATATCATTCCGGCTTCGATCAAACGCGAATAAGCGTTTTCCGCATCGCCAGAAATCTTGAAACCAAGTTCTTTCATAGCCTTACAGGCTTGCGCATATTTCACGGTCATCTTTGCCATCACACACCTGCCTTCTCAAGTTTCTTCAACTTCGCTTCCAGCATTCGCAGCATCGTTTCGTGCCGATTACCAGGTGAGACTTTCACAAGAGTTATCGCCAGACGAATGATCCTTGCCTCATTCTCTTGAGGCAGAAGTAACTTTAGGTAATCCACAGATGTTGCGCTCAGATCCTGGGCGCGCCGGAAATCGTTATCTTCGTTCATGCTGTTGCCACCTAGCTAAAAAGAGAAAGTTGTCCGGCTTCGTGATTTTCCACATGCCGTTCGTTGTGACTAACTGCCCAGCCAGGTGCATGTTCAAACTTTTCACCGCATACAGGACAAGTCAGATCCATCCAATCGTCCACGTTCCAGCCGTAGTCCGTCAGGTACTGCTTCATAGCATCGGTATAAACTTTCATGCTGGCAACATATTCGGGATCCCAATTCTTGCCCTTACGCGTTTCATAAATATGGTTAAGCTTTTCGATTGTCATCATGCTCAGATCCCCAACACGCGCATAATAGTCGTCACAGCCACCAGCACCAAAACCGCGATTAATAGTTCCATCACATCACCTCCATAACCTGGTTCTTTCTACATTTGTCGCAGGCACTTTCTTTGTCGCAATATCCATGGCCCCCATAATATTTCTTGCCACAGACACAGCATGTGCCCGCATAAGCACAAATCTCCGCATTACCATTGCAGCCATATGGGCAAAAATTCTTCCGGCGGTATTTCATTACGTACAATATTTTTTGTTTCTGCCGAAAACTTATTTATTGCAAAGTCCATTACTTCCTCGATTGAATTGCTTAGTGCACATATCGCACAAACGCGAATACCGTTGGGCTTGCCATATTGCTCTCCGCCGAATAAATATAGATGCTCCCCAACAATGACTCTTTCGCAATGGGCGCAGTGATATGTTTTTTGCGGTCTCTTCACAATGCGCATCGAAATCATCACATCACCTCCACATACCGCAGAGTCGTCTCAATCCGGCTGTGCCGCGCCAATGCAGAAACTAATTCCATATCATCTCCTATCTGGCCAACAATGCCAGGAACGTACCCACCGCGGCCGCCATCACTGCCAGGACGTAAACAGTCAGGATGCGAACGCGCCAAATCATTTCAGATCCTTGATGTCACGGATCTCGCCCTGCAGCTCTGACCAGCGCCCGCCGGTCAGAAGGTCAACAAAGATGTCTCTGAGTGTCAAAAAGAATTCAATCATCCCAACCCCTCCGCCATGCGTGCCAGATCATCGTAGTGCGGCAGGGTGTAGCGCCGTGTCACTTCGATGCTTGAATGTCCCAAAAATGCAGCCACATCTGCCAGGCTGGAGCCATTGACAACCAGCATGCGCCCGGCCGTGTGCCTGAGCTGATGCGGGCTGATATGCCCAATACCAGCCTGCTCACTGAGCGCTGCCACAAGCTTCTGGATGCCGCGCTCTTGAAGAGCTTCACCAAACTTGCCAATAAATACATTGCCAAACTGTGTTGCAGGTCGCACATCCAGCCAGGCGCGCAAGGCCCGGGCGGCTTCATATCCGAGGGGGATGGTGCGGTCCTTGTTACCCTTGGCATTGACCACTTCGATCTTGCCGCTGCGCTCTCCCAGTTGGAGATCTGCCAGGCGCAGGCGCACAACCTCACCCTCGCGCATACCAGCCTGCCATAAGCAGGCCACGATGGCGGCATCCCGAATGGCCCATTGGTGGCCGGTGATGGATCGCGCATTGCGGATCTGCTCACTGACTGCCAGGCGCAGCTTCTTGTATTCAGGTTTGGTCAGGGATTTGGGCGCCAACTTCTGGGCATCCGCGCGAGTCAGGGTATCGGTGGGGTCATAGTCCAGCTCGCCGGTGGCGCGCAGCCAGGCAGCGAAAACGGACAGGCTGGCCACCGAACGGTTCCAGGTAGCTGATTTCAGTTTGAGCTCTGCTCGGCAATAAGCCTGATAATCGCGCAGATCCGGCCGGTTGAACATCGCCAGGGTAAAGGGCTGCCCGTACTCAGACTCGCTCCAGGTGATGAAGCGTTCCATGTCACGCAAGTACGCCTCAACCGTGCGCTCAGCCCGGCCGTGCTCCCTCAAATGAGTTTGGTAATTTTCTATAAGTTCCATGCGTTCTCTCCTTCCATTGGAGTTCCAGTTTGATCAACCACGATCTGTAGTTGGGTGCTACTCTGTTCTTGTGCTAACTTCAGCTCGTTCACCGCCGCCAGTTCCTCGTATTTGTGGATGATGCGCATTGCGCGCACCCAGGCCGGTCGCTGTTCAGGCGACAGGGGCACAAATAGAACGGTCAGGTCCACCGGCAGCGGATCGCGCACTTACGCCTCAAGCGGTTGACTTGGGCGGGCATCACCTGGCAGCAATTTGACGGCAGCCAGCTTTTCATACTCGGCATTCACCAGCTTGCGCACCAGCGCACCCTGGCCGCGCAGACCCATTTCATAAGCCTCACACAGCGCCTGAATACGCTTATGTGTTTCTTCATCGACCGGAATGGTTTTGTATGTCATTCGTTGACTCCTTTGAAAACAATTACAATTAGTTACTTTTCTATTCATTCACAGGAGGAAATCCCATGTACGAAATACTTTTGAAAAACTTGCAAGACAATCTTGGTAAAGCGATTTGGGTTGTTGTTCCTGGTGGTTTGATCAGCGGTGAAAAACTTGAAATACCGCATGAAGGCATCATTCTCTTGCACAACGCCATTTACTACACTGGCTCAACCCGGCTCGCCATCTCCGCCGCCGATGTTTTCATTGAGCATATTTCCGCCTTCGGCATGGGTGCGCCGATATTCAATCGTCTGAATTAAAGAGTTGTCTGCCAATTTCACGTAATAGCCATCCGCCAGGCGCACCAGCTTGTCAAAATCAATTTCCTTCTTTACTTCCAATCGAGTTCCATTGAACTCAATCGCCTGGGTTTTTATGGGGTGTGACCCCAGCCGGATAAAAAAATAACCTTCCTTTTCACCCTCTTCAATAATCGCCTCGATGATGAACTTCCTACCATTGCGCACCTCGATTGGTTTCTTTTCTTCTGCCATTGCATTGCTCCTTTTTGAAAGAATCTTTGCCGTATTGAATAAAATAGTCAACGTATTGAATATTATAACTAATTATAAATAATTGTCAATAGATTGAATAAAGAGGTAAACATGTTGATTACTCAAAGATGGATAATGTTCAATATGGTTAACGATTTGTTTGATTTCATAAACTGGGTACAGACAGCAATGAACGCAAAAGACATTACCAATGCGGATATTGCTCGCACTGGTTTCGTTAAGCCCGCTGCTGTAAGTATGTTTTTTTCTTTTAAAACAAAATCTGTTGGAATTGATATGTGTAAGGCAATTTCAGCGGCCACCGATATTCCCCTGGTGACGGTTTATAGAAAAGCCGGGCTGCTGCCCAATGTGACACTCACCGAAACTGAAGCCGAAGAAATCGCCGCGCTGATGTCAGAGATCACTGACCCAGATCTGCGCCAGGACGCGCATGAACAACTGGCTTTATTGAAACAAAAGCAAGCCAGGCGTAAAAATAACGGGCATACACTTTCGGGGAATGGATTGCATGACGCCCCCTCTTAATTCAGTAGATTTTGCGGTTTACAAACTCTTTTTACGCTATTTGATCGTGGTGCAAAAAAGTCGTATTGAGTTGCGCCACGTTGTTTTAACTGTGCGCGAAAATCCGCGCATGCTGGCGTTGTATGGCACCCTGGCCGGTGGGTTTGTAATACCAGTGTCCATACCGGTCATAAGTTACATTTTGAGTAAGAGATAAAAAAAACACCAGCAAAGGTGAGCAAATAAAAATAGAGTTTGGGAGATGAGATTGCATGACGTTACACAAAACTTCTTCTCAGATAAAAAATCTAAAAGAAACATATCTTACATTAAGAACAGAAATGGCGAATTTGGGCAACCAAAAATTATCCTTAGAAATTTCTGTTTTAAAAAGTATTCTTAATTGTAAACTCCCTATAAGCACAGTTACTTTTGAAAAAATGCGGCCCTCAAATATATTTAAGGATTTTGAAACACCACTTGTTTTACAAAAAGTTCCCCCGCTACCCAATCTTGGAGACTTTACAAATGAAGTTAGCGAACCCGACATGCTGGATAAATTACTTCCAGGTTGGCAAATACGGTATCAAAAAAAATTACAAAATGCTCATACGAGATTTGAAGAATACGAAATCAAATATGCGAAGTTTATGAAAGATCGTGAAATTAAACTCGCGCCATTTCATGAAAAATACGAGAAAGAGAAGCAGGAATTTGAAACTGAAGTAAAAAAGCGTAACGAAGATATTAATAATTTTATAGCTGACTACAATACGGGAAATCCAGATGCTGTATGTTTTTTAATTAAAGAAACTCTTAATGCATCGCAATACCCACAGGAATTCCCTCATAAATTTCGCGCTGTATATTTGCAAAAATCAAAAGAATTGGTGATTGATTATGAATTGCCCAATAAAGATATTGTTCCTATAATTGGGGAATATCGTTATGTGAAAACAAAAGATGCGATCGAAGAAAAACCACGCAAAAAAACTGAAATTTCAGAGATTTATTCTGAGGTGATTTCATCAATTTGTCTTCGATCAATTGCCGAAACATTTGAAACGGATCAGAAAAATATAATTCAAATGGTTGCGTTTAATGGTTTTGTTCACACAATCGATCCAGCTACCGGCAAAGATATTCGCCCTTATTTAATTTCAATCAGAACTTCAAGAGAAAAATTCACTGAAATTAATCTAAACAAGATTGATAAACGTGCTTGCCTTCGGAACTTGGGTGCTCAAGTTTCTCCTCAACCAAGTGAAATGCAACCAATAAAACCTGTAGTAGATTTCAATATGGTTGATAAAAGATTTGTCGAAGAAAGTAAAATCTTTCAGATTTAGAAAGCCGCCCTAACCTTATGGATCTCAATCCATTTGAATTTGAAAATCTTGTGAGTAACTTATTTGGTCAGATGGGATTTCAGGCCAAACTAACCCGCTCTTCAAAGGATGGTGGGGTTGATGCTATTGCATTTGACCCAAGACCAATTCTCGGTGGAAAAGTAATTATCCAGGCAAAACGTTATAAAAACGTTGTTCCTGTTTCAGCGGTACGTGATCTGTACGGAACGATGATAAACGAGGGAGCGGGGAAAGGTGTGCTGGTATCCACTAGTCATTATGGTGCTGATTCTTATGATTTCGCCAAAGATAAACCTATTGAATTGATTGATGGTAGTGGGTTACTTTATCTGCTAGACCAACAAGGTGTAAAAGCCCGAATTATTTTTCCAGAAGATTATATTTTGTGATGAGTTGCTCGAACAAGTTGAACAATAATGGAAAATAACAATCTTATGGATGTGAAAGATTTCATTGCAGATACACTTATTCAAATCATTGCCGGGGTAAAACAGGCACAGGATTACGCTTCCAAAAATGGCGCAATCGTAAATTCTGGCGACGACTCTCAGTTTAAACATATTGGTAATACACAACAAATTATTACAACTTTGCATAATATTGAGTTTGATATCCTCGTGACAACCTCCGACAACATTCACACAAAAGCCGGTGTTCAGGTATTTTTTCCAAGGTTAGTGGAAGCTGGCGGTGTCAGTCATAACGAATCAGGCGACTTTACTTCGAATCGTGTTCGCTTTTCCGTGCCGATTATTTTTCCTGAACAAAAATAGAAATTCGGTATGACCCCCTTCAAGCTAAATCCACCGCCCCTCGAACTTATGCCAGGATCAACCATCCTGGCATATTTGCGCGATTCGGGTCATGAGACCCAGGAACTTTCCATTGCTCAACAACAGCGCGCCCTGGAAGAATGGGCCAATCTGCACAGCCTGGTCATCACGCGCTTCTTTGTGGATGAAGCCCGGCGTGGCTCCAGCGTGGCAGGCCGCGAGCAACTCCAGCAGCTCATGTTCGCTCTGAGGCATGGAGCACCCGAAAAGGGAGTGGTGGTCTGGTCTTACAGCCGTTTCAGCCGCGGCCTGGATGAACCAACGCTTTACCGCTCGGAGATACGCACGCTGGGTTATACCTTCCACAGCCTGACAGATGACGTGCCAGACGGCCCGATCGGGCGCATCGTGGAAGCGGTGATTGACTACAAAAATTATCAATACCTGGTGGATCTCTCTATTGACATCCAGCGCGGCCAGCGCGATCTGGTCATGACCCACGGCTGCATACCAGGCACACCGCCCCGCGGCTTCAAGCGCGTGGCGGTCACACTTGGCAAGAGGCGGGACGGCACACCACACATCGCCCATCGTTGGAGCCCTGATCCAGACACGGCGCCCCTGGTGCTAAAAGCCTTCCAGATGCGCGCTGAAGGGGCAACGTTGTCAACCATCCGCGCGGAAACCCGTCTGTATAGTTCCATCAATTCCTTTGTCACCATGTGGTCCAACAAACTCTACATCGGCATCATGGAGTTCGGTGACCTGGTGATCGACAATTATTGTCAGCCGGTCGTGCCGTTGGATCTGTGGCAGCTCGTCCAGGACAAACAGCAAACCTTCAAAACTCACTCACATATGACAAGTGAGCTGGACCATCCGCGCCGGGTGGCATCCAGGTATTTGCTCTCTGGCCTGCTGCGCTGTACGCAGTGCGATGGTGTCGTCAATGGCAACACCTCCACATTTCGCGGCCAGCGCGCCACCGATACTTACCAATGCGCCAATGTTCGCAAACATGCCTGCAGCTCGCGCCGCATCCCAAAGCAGCTCCTTGAAGAAACCATTATCAAATCGGTAAAGGATTACATCTTGGATCCGGATGTAGCCCTGGAGCGCCAAAAGTTGGATATGGAAAACTACCAGGGTAAACAGGCTGAAACAGATAAACAGCGTGTATTGCTCAGGAAACGCCTGGTGAAATGCAGGCGCGCCTTGAACAATATCAGCTCCGTTTTGAAAGAACGCAAACATTCGCCCACGCTGCTGGCCCAGCTGGATGAGTTGGAATCTGAACAAACCAGTCTGCTCAGTCAGATCGCGCAGCTCGAACGACCAGCGCCGGTGGTCAACCTGGACAGATCCGCACTGGCCAGGCGCGCTGAAGCCATTATCAATTTATTCGACAGCGGTTCCTTGGAGGAACAACATGCCGTATTGCATGGAATTATTCAACGGATCAAAGTTGAAAACAAAGATAAACGTATTCGAGGTGTTGTCTACTACTATTCCCCCAGCCATGATCCGCCTGCTGTGTCTATAGCCTTGACCCCACCTGGGGCACCTAGATTTATACACAGCATTACGTTTGATGTTTGGTATAAAACAGGCACGCCACGCAAAAAGAAGAAGGATCAGCCATAAGCTGATCCTTCTTCTTTTTGCGTGGCGTGGTTTTTTCAATCGAGTCATTAACTTATTCTCCTGAACCAGTCCAGTGAGATACTCACAACCGCTGTATAGGCGTAAACTCCGATACCGATAAACTGTGGATTGGTCGTGTAACTTGCGTCAGTAACACTGTATAGTTCCACATAATTCCAGCCATCGCTTGATGTTCTGTAATGGATTACGTTATCGGCGGTATGCTCAATCTCGAAATATGCCTCACGAGTATAAATATTCATACCTTTTGCGTTTTCGCCTGAATATCCATCCCACCCGGCTGGTGAAAAGAAATCTATGATTACGCCATTAGTATTGTGATCTATCCAGCCTAAATAACGAGTTTTATTTGTATCTCCATCCCGAACTCCAAAACAAAACGTCGGGTAGTTTAGGTAGGGATAGTTACGGAAAACCTTACATCGGAATTTCCATGTTCCAGAGGGTAAGGGCTGCTCTATAACACCAATAGCACGATGAGATGTACCTGTACTTGGCGAGGCTATATTGATAAGTCCGTGCGCAACAGTATGGACTGCAGTCTGCATATTCTGAGTAGTCCATTTAGAATCCAGCGAACTTCCTTCAAATTCATCATCCATCGAATCTGGTGAAGTAGGTGGATTGTCAGGGTTATCAGTAATCCACGCGGGCAGAGAACCACCACCACCACCACTACCAATAGTGGCATATAGAGTATCAAAGTATGCTTTCAAAGATGTCTTAATGGAAGGCCAACTTATCTTTTTCAGCAGAAGAGATGAGGAAAGACTACCAAAACCGCCTTCTGTTATTCCCATAAAATCACTATCGTGTGGTGTAGTTTTTTCAGCAGACGATAAAATAATGCGAGTGGGGGCAGTTAGATCAACATCTAAATTTGTTATCTTTTGTCGGCCCATTACGAAATTCTCCTGAACCAGTCATAGGACGCATCCATTCCCAAAGGATTCCAGCGATGTACTGCAATTCCAACTTGATTTGGCGTTGTTGCTAAATAAGCTGATTGAGGATATGCAAAGATCGTGAAGTAATTTATCCCATCAGCGCTATGTCTAAAAATAAAGTTCGTACCATCGTACTCTAATTCCATATACCATCTGTTTGACATATACCAGGCATCGGTATCTACCTCTCCGATATATGTTTCCATATTGGAACACAACAAAACTAAAGGGGCAAAATATCCGTGGGCACTATGGTGGATCATGCCAAACCAACAGACTTTACCACTCACGGAATCTCTCACGTAAAGTCCAACACCCATGTAATTAGAGCCGCCGCTATTTAAGGAAGCCCGTGTTCTAAATTTCCAGGCACTTCCAGATATAACTTGCTCCAATCCCTTTAACCGTTCACTTGGAGCGGCTGCCTGTTGAAATCTGACACTACCGCCAGAAACAGTCCAGGTATATGTTCCCCCACCTTGCTGTGACCATTTGGAGTTGAGTGTTGTTCCACTGAATTCATCATCCATTGAGTTTGGCGAAGATGGGGGATTATCAGGATGATTCGTTATCCATGTTGGCAGAGAACTGCCGCCTCCACCACCACCACTACCACCACTACCGGGGGTCATACACAGTGCCAGCAGACTATTTGTGTCTGATGTTGCTGGCGTAAACGCAAGGGTAAATCCAAGACCATCAGAGTCGAGTGTCACATCGCTTGGACTTTGAGTAACACCATCCACCATAACGGCAATCGAACTACTCGCGGTTGTAATGGTAAAGTGGGCTGTGCTTCCTATTTGCGATGTACAGTCTACAAGTATTCCAGTAAGAGAACTTCCGCCACTACTGCCACCTCCGGCAGGAGTTGACCAGGTATCATCATCTTTCAGAAACTTTCCCGAGGGAGTCCCAGTTGCGGGGACTCCGCCCCGTTTAGTCGCAGAAATGTTCGGTAATCTATCCCCATCAACCGTTCCACTAGTGAGATCGCCACCAGAATGGTAGTGAACCAGTCCAGCGTAGATTGTATCGAAATATGCTTTCAACGCAGACTTAAGACTTGACCAGGTTATTTTCTTGAGAATATTAGATGCTGCGCTATCAACAATCCCAAAATTATCGGCATCGATTGGAGTGACCTTTGCGGTTGTCCCAGCAATCACGGCGCCCAGCGAGGAGGCGGTTTCCCCGGAGGAACCTCCACCTGCGTCTGCTCCAGAAAAGCGCAAATCAACAAAATCATTGACCTTCTCTGCTTTTCTTAATACGGTCTGTCCGTGAAAGAGTTTGACTGCGTACAGACAATGATCTCCGGTGTTAGGCGCCGGGATATCGGACACTGCCATGACAGCATAGCCAGCGCTCACATCTGCGCCATCTCGTACCGCATACGCGCCGGTAGAGTCAACCACGATTAATGCATACCTGGCATATCCTGCGGTGGATGGCAGATGGCTGGTCATATTTATATCTGACTTCTGCGTAAATTGTTTCCAGCCACCGGCGATGCGATATGTGCCCGGATAAATCTCTATCGTCATGCCAGTTTTCGGGAAAACCAGCCCGGTCAGGAACTGTTCGGCCATGATGTAGATTGTGTTGATCCCAGGCCAGGTCATTGTGTCATACGGTATGACTGTGCTGGAGGCCAATGCGGGCGTGGTGCTGCCCCTGCCGCCGTAAACATCCCAGACGCTGAGCACCTGGTCCAAATAAGGTAGCATATCGTCCCGCCCAACAATGACGGGCTGCTGGAAGACGTTGGGGACTCTATTATTCAGCACCTGCATGATCTTTCCGCTCACCAGGGTGACATAGATCATATTGGACTTACCAGGCACAGAAATCACCCCAGTCGTCAAGATGCCAACAAAACCATAGTTGGCAGTTGGTTTTTTGCGATATTGGTCAAATCGATCGATGACTGCTTTTTTTAAATCCATTTTATGTGGCCGGACAAACGTTATACAGATCAGCGGGTGATAACGTGACATTTGGCTGCATAGGCACCGCATCAGACCAGTAAAGAGTAAATTCCAAACTCCAGATCTCCTCGTGCCCACCATAAGATGATATTGTAAATTGGACATCCCCACAATTTTCTGCTGCTTGACCAGGTAAGTTACAAGGCCAAAGAAAATCTATTTCGTTTGTTGTATTACTGGAAAGCGGTACCGTGGTTGGATTGGGAAAACCACCATGCCCATCAATCTGAAAAGATGGATTTCCACCTCTACCGCCATGATCAATATCGATAATAGTCCCCGTAACATGTAACCAGAATTGTCCGGTAGTAGGAATTATATGAGACATCTCGGCTCGAATCAGCGTCCACGCTCCGTTATATACATATTCGCAGTCGTAACTTCCGCTTGCGTGAAAACTATAGATACCGTCAGCAAGATCATTGTTCGTTACAGAATATGTAAGATTTGTATTGAACGGATCGGGGCCACCAACAGAAGGTGTGACCGGGTTTGTTTGCGGTATGCCCTCGTTGAATATGTACGTTCCAACATCTATGCCAAATTCAAAGCCATCGGCAGCAGTGTTGGAGACTGGCGCAAAGGTGATATGCAGGAACGCCTCTGTGCGCGCTCCAAAATAACCATAATCGGTCACGGAAATGCTGCCTGGGACGAGATTGTTTCCAGAGCGGTCGATGGCATAGCAATGAAACGTCGGAGTTACGCCAGTCTGATAGACAACGGCGATATCCAGGTATGACCCATTGCGCACCACACAGCGGTTCCAGGCCGTGGTGGTGTTGTCCCCGGCCACACCGGTCAGAGTTGTCTTATCCCAAATCAGGCTGGTGTTGACAGCCAAACTATCATCACACGCTGAAGGCGTGATGATCACCGGGGCGGGTGGTGGCGGCGACGGGATGATTCCCCCACCGCCAAAGCCTGGCATGGGCGGCATTTTGGGGAATATAAAATTTGTAGTCGTAAAATCTCCATTCCCATCCAGCCCGGTTACCACCGGTGTGTCTCCAGTGGTGTAAAGATTGGCTTTGGTTTCCGGTTCCCCCTTCCAGTTGATCTTCCAGGCACCCTGATCAATGACCATCTCAATGGTCTTGACCACCGCATTTCCCACGTAGGAAATGCCGCGCACGCTGTCTGGGGATGCGATAGTGGCATACACAAACTGCCTTGGACAAATATCCACCAGCCGGTTGTTGTACAGCAGGTTGGAAAAATTAAAGCGATAGGGTAATCTGGCCTTCTCCAGAACATTCCCGGCCAGTTCGTTGGCCTGAGCCTGGCTGACCAACACCAACTTATCAACATTGGTGGGGCTGCCGTAATGACCGGGGATATGCCCGGGCGCCAGGCTGAAGAGAGCTTTGTCACTCGGGCTGGCATACGTTCCGGTGCTGACCACGCCGCTGAGCAATATCTGCGAGGTGGCAGGCACCTCCAGACGATCAATCGACATGCTCTCGCAGTCATCATGGCCAATGCTGGCCGTGACCGGGATCCCGCTGCGGCTGGCCACAGGCACCAGTACCGGGTCAATCTGCACAAACAGTCGTCCATAACGATCTGTGCAGGGCAGCGCCAAAATGTAATTAAAAGACAACTCTTTGAGCTGATCCCACAGGCTATTGGCCTGGGCGCTGAACTGGATGCAGCTATCTGTGTTGCCAGTCAAATGGATGTCCACGCAGTTGGATAGTGTGGAGCGCCACATCAGATAATGCCAGAGGGCCCGGTCAGTATTCAGGGTGGCCATCTCCATCCAGCTTGCCGGTGTGCCGGACACCAAAACCAATCCAACCGGGATGAAGTTATGTTCCTGCTGTAGCCAATAATGTGGACCGTGGGCCTCAAAAGTCACTAGGCCCTGGTTGACATCCACCACGATCTTTTCGTTTCCCACCCAACCGATGGCCACTACATTTTCTGCGCCCACACATGGCCCGTAACTGATCAGATCATTCCCGTACCATTCCTCGCTGAACAGGATGATCTTGCTGCGCACCCGGATGTCGGCTGCGGCATTGCTGCTGACTGTGATGGTGTAATCCCAGCCACCATTATTAAAGTCACCGGTCATGGTACCCAGTAGGACATCATAAACGGCCGGGCCGGATCCCGGCGCCCAGACATGCACCGTGCGGTAGGTGCTGCTGACTGCACCGGCCGCACTGGTAACAGTGTATTTGACCAGATAGCGCCCGGTGGCGCTGAAACTGAGGGTGGGAGTGGCGGTCGATCCGCCAGTGATGGTGGCGCCTGCGCAGCTCCAGGCATGGCTGGCAATCGTTGAGTCGAAGGCCCATGACCCGCTGCCATCGAAGGATACACTAACCGGTGAGCCGTTATAGCGCACCACCCGGTCAGGGCCGATTACCGGTACTGGCAGCAGATGCAAATGCTGGTCGGTATAGGCCACATCGTATTTCATGTATTCAACCTGTGCATCTGTGACCGTCATGGTTTCTGTCCAAACGCCCCAATCTTGCAGGGCTGTCACGTACAGGTTGTCGGCAAAGGCCACATCCGAGCTTTCGCCGCAAAAAAAACGGACGGAGGTTGGAGTCTTGCGACAGTAGGATATGCCAGCATCATTGGCTCCCGGGGCCGTGCCAAACAGCACGGTCATGCCTGGCAGACAGTCGCTGTATGCACCGGTCGTCACGCTGTCAAATACAAAACTTGCAATACGGTCCGTGCCGCTAAAAACCTGGTTGATTCGGCAGGCAAACACCACCGGCGGGTTGTCGAAAATGGCATAAACCTTTGCTTTCTGGGGCGTGGTTTGAATGGTGGTCGTCATGATTGCAAAACCAGCATCGTGAATGCGATGGTCAGTTCCAGGCGATCATGGCGCTTGGTTGGATCGCGCTTCTCATCATCCGGCCAGGCCATGATGGCCTGATAGTTGGCATAGCTATCGCTACTGTCATTTGTCATGGTGCGGATGTAAACCGTGGCGCTCTTGCCCGTGCAGAACGCGCGCAACTGATCGCGCTGGGCAGGCGTGAGCTGACTGAAGATCCACTGGCAGGACGGGAAGCCCTTGCCGATGCTCACGCCACTGGCTGCCACCACACTGGTAGCCCAGGGCTTGAAGGGCGTGCGCGGTGCGGAAATAGGCGCTGTGAGAGCCTCCAGGTTGGTCATTCCTGCCAAAGTTGTACCTATTTTGAAGTCTGAGATTGTCATGGGGCATCCTACGCGAACGCGCTAGTCAGAACCTGGTCATAACGCGCAAAGCGCCGATCCAATTCGCTGACGATCTCGGTCATGGTCAAAGCCTGGCTCTCAATCTTCAGGGTCATGCTGCGGCCACCGCTGCCTGCCTGGCTGAGCATCTTTGAGGTCAGCCCATTGGGGACAATGCTGCCATTGGATGGGGCCGTGAACAGCTCAGGGCCATTCTCGCCCACCAGGTAAGTCAGTCCACCCATCACCGGGCCGCCAGCGGCTTTCTGGCCAGATGTAGCGTTTGCCTTGGCGCGCAAATCCGCAACGTACTGTGCAAACTGGCTGATATATTTCGCAACCTCGGGGATGGCGATGCCCAACATTTTGTTGATTTGCTGGATGAATCCTTTATCGAGCAAATCCACTTGCTGCGCGTATGCATCCCTGAGTTTGCTGAGCTGATCCTGCTTGGATTTTGCCAGCAAGTCCAGTTGATCCTGTTCATTCTGCTGCAGCGTGGCCATTTCAGCCGCGTGGGCCTTGGCCATGTCGGCCATCTGAATGGCAAAATCTTTGGCGCGCTGGTTGCGCTGGGTGATGAAGTTGGTCAGCAGATCAGCCATCTGGCGCTGGTAATCTTCTTTTTTGCGCTGCGCTTCCAGGTTGTACTTGGAATTCTCATCATTTTTCTGCTGCTGGTACGACTCATTTTCTTTCATCAATCCCAGGGCGTCGCGGGCGGCCACCAGATCGCGCACCCGGCTGGTGTGACCCTCTTCCAGCTTCTGCAGGGCAATCTGGTGATCCTGCGCCATGCGCTGCATATCCACGTTGAAAGTTTCCTGGGCCTTCAGGCGCTGCTGTTGGTATGCTTCCTCGGCCTTGGCCTCTGCGTTCTGGTAGCTGCTGACAGCGCTGGAGCGCTGCCTGGCATAATTGGACTCAGCCGCGGCTGCCTGGGTTGCAAACTGCTGGATGATCTGCACGCGCTTTGCTGCTGTGTCAGCTTCCACCTGTTTGATCTGTTCGCCATATTTAGCGGCCGCATCCGCTTTTGCTTGTTCATACTGGATATACAGATCTACATTTTGCTGCGCAAAAGTCTGGTCGTTGGTAGTGCTCGGAGCGTTCTGCGGTATGGACTGCCAGGCCTTCAGCCACATCGGCGAATTTTCATCGATGGCGCCGGTCATTTTCGCAATCACCGCCGCAAACACCAGCGCCTTGCGTTGAATTTCTTTGTCATCCAGGTTCATGAGATTGCCAAACATGGTGCCCAGGCCCAGGGCGCCGACAGTCAGCACCTGGTTGGTGGGGGCGTTGGGAGCGCCCCCTTTGTTCAACAGCTCATTGCCAGCCAATCCGGCCAGCACACCGCCCGTAATCGCGGTCACGATACCAGCCACCGGGAGTGCTACAGCTCCAAGGGCGCCCGCGGCTCCACCGCCTCCCAGCATGCCGGTCAGGCTGGAAAACATGGAGGTCTTTTGGAGCATCTGCACGGCCATGATCAGCAGGGCGGTCTGGGTGATCAGCTCAGTGGTCTTGCCGATCAGCAACATAACCGAACCCATGCCCACCGCTGCGTTAACCATCCAGGGGTTCTTCTCCACCAGTTTGGCAATATCATCGGTCACCCTGGCCACCAGTTCCACGGTAGGCAGAAGCTGCTGGATGGCTATGCCGCCGATTCGCGCAAAGCTGGCCTGCATTTCAGCCTGGGCCGCTTTCCAGCGATTGGCGCTGCTGTCAAATGCGTTGGCTGTAGCCAGGTAAGCAGTGATCGAGCCGGTGATGACATTATTGATGGCAGTGCCAGCGTTGGCCACCGCCATCCCCACCCGGCTGATCTCGCTGAGCGCAAACCTGGTCTGGAAACCGCCCAATACCTGGGCACTGCTGCCAGTGCCAGTTCCGGTGTCATTCCCCGATAGCGCGTCATTGATTTGCTGTTTGAGCTTACCAGCCTCGCCTTCCAGACTGACCATTTCGTCTTCAACCAAGCCCAGTTTGGTTTTTAGCCCATCAGAGTACTCGCTGCCTGAAAGCGCGTTGCCCATGCTGGTCTTCAATCCATCGGAGACCTTTTGCAGGAGCTGCATGCGCTCTTCTATTTCAGCCAATTTGTCTGAGGCTTGCTTGGCTTTATCCTGGTCCAGCAGGGCGAACCTAAGCAGCAGTTGAATTTCTTCTTGTTCCATCAGGCCTCGTCAGTGAGTGCGGCTTTTTTCTGGTTTTGCTTCTGAAGTTTTCGACCGGCGATCAGCAGCTTCAGGATGGCGTTGAATAATTCGTTGGGTTGGTTGAGCAGGGTGTTGATATCCCATTTCCAGTCAATCGTTTCCAGGAAGAACAATACATTCGTGGCCTGTTCCAGCGTTTCGGGCGGGATATCGCCCAACCCATAATCTTCATCCGCGAAATCGCCATTATCATCGGCCGCCGGGCAGTAAAACGCATTCAGCCGCCCAACGACCTGGATTATTTTTTTTTGGTATCGGTCTGTTCCTCTGCGCTGGGTACTGTCAGGCGCCAGCTCGGGTTCAGATCAAGCGCGGAACTCAGCCAGGCTTCTCCAATTTCAAAGGGCAGCCCGATGAAATCATCGATGCTCAGTTCTGCCGCAGGCTGGCCATTGACCGTGCCGGATAGCACACAGCCCAGACAGCGCGGATAGATCACCACGGCCACAGTCTGTTCAGCCGGATCCGCGTGCGGTGTCTGCATGGCCCTGGCGGCCAGCATGCCGCGGCGCATATCATCCGCAATAGTGGCGCGCCGGAGGATCAGATCCACCGGCACGCCTTCAACTTCCATACTTAACTTGGCTTCTTTCATACCTATCCTATCCTGCCACTTCGCGCAGAGTGACGATGCGATGCGTGGCTGCGGGTGCTGTGGCAAACGTGACCTTGGCAATCGTCTTGGTCAGGCCAGTGGCGACAATCGTATCGTTATCCCAAACCACGATTCCAGTGGTCTGGACTGCCGGGCTGTTGGTTGGGAAGCTGAAATCCACCACGGTGCCATCGGCCACGAAGGCAGCGATGCGCAGCGGGTAATTGCTCCAGAATTCGAGTATCTGGGCCTGCAGGAAACCTTCCACCCCGGTGGCGAACGCGGTGCCCCATAAATGTTTGGATACCCGGTTTGGCGCGATCTGGTATTCGGTTTCGGCCTTGTTGGCGTTCATCGGGTTGGCCTTGCGCACCACCTGAGCAGATGGCAGCAGGTAGGTGTGCCAGTACACCTGTCCAGTTTCAATGCCTCGGGCAGCCTGATAGAGCATCAGGGCCACGCGCGGCTCAAAGCCCTGTTTGTCGGTGGCCACTCCCACAACCGTGGTTTCTCCGATCGTTGATACCAGCGTGCCGTCCAATTGCGCGGCGATGACCGGGTCGCCAGCTTCGACATGCAGTTTGCCGGTGGCGGCATCCGAAGGCGGCAGGAATACTACCTGGGTGATGCCATCTTCCCCCAGCCCCACGATCTTGCGGGCATCCGGGATGGTCAGGTCAAAGGCGGTCGAGCCCTTGAACTGGGCGCCTTCATAAGGCGTTGTGCCAACGGCATTTGGGGTGCCGTTGATGTTCAGGCCAAATACGCTGGCATAGCGCAAACCAAAGTTCAGCGTTTTTTCGGTAGGTGCACTCATTGATTTTCTCCTTGTGCCTGCCGGGCTTCCTCAGCCTGCGCGGGCGGAATGATTTCGATTACGTTCCTCATAAATCCGGCGCAGTCACATTGGTACGAGATGACGCCGCTGCTGCTGACCTGGGCTTCCAGGCTTTGATGACAGATGGGACATTCCTGGGTGTGCATGTTTCTCCTTACTCGAATGCCGCGATCGTGATGGGCGTGATGCTGGTCACTGCGATCTTGTATTCCGTGCCCACATAATCTTCACCGGCAAAGGGCAGCACCACTATTCCCGAATCGCCCAGGAAGGTCGATTTTTCGATAAATGCCAACTGCGCGTTCTGTCCCAGCCCCAGCATCGGATGTGCCAGGAAGACATCCCTGACAGATGTCAGGAAGGGTTCCACAGTCTTCTCGGCTTCCCCAGGGTATCCGGCCTGCTTATGGACTACATACAGGCGTAACTGGAAGGTGCGTGTCTCTTCCCCCAGTGTCTCAGCGATCTTATTGAACGTCGCTGGCCCTGCGAAGGGAATGAGGATGGGCAGATCAGCATCCGGCAGGCTGGCAGGCGCTTCCGCGTAGGTGCGTTGGATGCCACTTACGGTTGCGGCAATGGCGGCCAGGCGCGTTTTGATATTGTTGAGCGTGGTCACGCGAACTTCCTTTGCCAGGGGCTCAGCAGTTTCACGAACCGCACCGGCAGAGCCTTGGTGTATTGCAGGGTGCCCAGTTCTGCCACGCCGATGCTGTCGGTCACACCGGTCTTGCTTTCGCGGTACATCCGCACGCTCAACAGATCAACCGCGTTGATGATGTCATTGGGCAGCCCGGAGATGCTGCTGGCCAGGCCGCCTGCGTAACTTACTTTGGTTTCAATCCGGCCGCGGGTGCTGGCCAGCAAACCAATCCAGGCTTTGATGACATAACCATCAAACGTGATCTGGCTGAGCGGCACGTCAAGCCACGGTGAGAGCGGGTTATACCGGTAGGAAAAGCCGCTCACGCTGCTCACCAATGGCTTGCGTGCATACACCAGGATATTGCCATCCCGATCCAGGAGGCCTTTCCGGCTGTCATCTGTGATCGTTTCAATCTGGAAGTAGTTGTCAGAATAATTGACAAACCCAGCGCAGTGCCGATCTGCGGCCCGGCTGGCTTCCGTGATCATGCGCGCCAAAAGGATGTCATCGCTTGTGCCGATGGCATCCAGGATGGATTTGGCATTACCCAGAGTGGTGTAGTCCATTTACTTCACCTTCAGATCCAGCCCGGCTTGCACCGGTTCTGGTTCGTCAACTGGCAGGATGGCGCCCGAGCGCAGGAATGGTTTCGCTTCGATCTCCATCAAATACACAGTCCCGTTTTTGACCGGGTAGGTATTTCCCTCGAAGGAAATCCAACGTGCCTCACTGGCAACCAATTTGTAGGGCTTTGCAGCGTTATTTTGGGGCATTTCTCAGGCCTTGATCAACAGTGCCAGGTATTTATGAGTGTGCAGATCCGTCAGGGAGGATTGGGTGATGACGTTCGCGCCGGTGCTGCTGGAAAACTTGCTGCGCTGATCGCTGAAATCGGCTGTGTCGATCACTGCGGCCACTGTGTCAGCGGCCAGTGCGCCCGTCAGGGTGCATGCCAGGTTGGGAGTTTCCCCGCTGCCGTCCACACCGCTGAACGGCAAGATACGGAAAGCACCGGAAGCGATGTGCTTGGCGGAGATCCCGGCCGCGTAGGCGGCTTCATTGGCGCTCATTGCGGCTGCTACATCATCGGGTTGGTAGATATTGGTATCCGCGGCCTTGCCGTTTTTGAAAAACGCCAGGAGGCGGTTCATTTGGGCTGAAAAGATCATTTCGATCTCCGTCTTGGTCTGGGGGCAGCCACCTTGCGATGACTGCCCCCGTTATAGGGTTAGCGGGATCAGGCGTTGGCGATGTTGGTGATGATGCCCAGGCTGGGCGGGAAGTAGTGCGCGAAGGCGCCATCCGCGTACACACCGGTTTCGTACTTGCGGGTGCGCTGCGGCCACTCGATCTGGTAGTAATCCTGGCGCATCAACATTTCCATCACGTTTGGAACGTTGTTGATCGGGTAGGGCAGTTGTTCGGTCACGGCCGCCATAGTACCGGCAGGCAGCCATGGGTGAATCTCGATCGGGATGAACTTGCTGTTGCCGCCCATGGCATATTTGTTCAGGTACTTGCTGACCATGGCACCGGCCGTGAAATCTCCACCAGCGGCGACACCCATCAAGGGCACAACCACGCCGCCGCTGCCAACGTTGGAAGGCGCTTTCAGCAGTTTCTTGGTAATGTTGACGGCTTCCTGCGCGTTGACGTACAGCGTGGTTGGGCCTAACTTGTAGTTTGTCCACATACTCTCCAGCATGGCGTCAATTTCCGAGATGCCGCCCGCGTTATCAGCGGTCAGACCGGTCCCGGTTCCGGCTGTGCCGGTGGCCATGTTATAGATATAGGCATTCGAGCCGCTGGCCCAGGCCGATGAGAGAATGCCGTCATACCCAAGCAGATTCAGCGAGTAATCAGCGGTGATGGCGCTGGATGCCTGGTGAGTGGTGGTGACGGCCGTCAACTTGACGCTGTTGATGGTGGTGATGGCCTGCAGCTTCATGGCCGCCGAATGCACGCCCACATACCAGGCATAGGCCACGGCCCCCGCTACAACCGGGGTGCTGAGCTTGAGGGTGCTGGCTCCGCCGCTGGTGGCGGCTGAGGTAGTGATGGCTGAAAGCGCGCTGGAGCCACCGCCGTAGGTGAAGGCCGCGCCGCCATCTGCCGGGGTGACGGAGACTTGCTGCACAACCCCGCCCGCCAGTGAGGAAGCCAGGTAACCGGCGTGCGTCAGGGCTACAACCGCGCAGTCATAACCGCCCGCCTGCGCACCGATCGTGCCGCTGTCCGCATCCGCTGCTACAACGGTCGGAGCGGTGGGAGTGCCGAGCGCCACGGACAGGTTGCTGCCCAGAATGGCGAATTCTTCTTCCAGCATGGTGGCCCACAGCAGGCGCTGGGCCTGGGTGGCGCGGATATCTTCAAAACCCTGCGCGGCCCGTTCGGCCTCGTAAGTGATGGCGTCTTCCATACCGATGGTCTTGAACGGCACGGATTTATCATCGGTTGCAATGGCCATGACGCCGTTGCGGCTGCCTTCCGGCACGAAGCCCCGCAGGCTGTTGGTGTTGATGGCCGTCACGCGCTTCCAGTTGGCGCCAGTACCGGCGTTGCCTGGTTTGCGCGGCAGTTTGTTGCGGATGGGGGTCAGTACTGGGAAGAGGTTCTTGGCCGGAGCCTGCAGGTTGTATGCCACCAGGCCGGTGGCCTGGGTTACGCCGGTCTTGGCCAGGATGCCATTATCAGGCGCGGAAACCGCTTTCTTGAATTCAGCCACGGCTTCCTGGGACAGTTGCGAAAGATTTTCTAACATGGTTTTGATCTCCTAAGGATCAGGGTTAAAGTTTTGCAGGTTGGGTTTGAACCGCCTTGATTTCCAGGCGCGTGATTTCAGCCTGTAAAGCCTGGCGGGTGGTCGGGTCGTTTTCGCGCTTGAGCATGTCTTTCAGGACAGTCGCCTTCTGCATCTCAGCCATGGCCTGCGGAGTGATCGCACCCAGATCGCGCAGCACGGGACCAGAGGAACCGCGCTTCTCGAGGGTTTCAACCGAGATGGCGATCTGCGCCAGGTCGCTGCTGATGGTCTTCTTCAACGTCTCGATCTGTCCTTCAAAGGCCGTCTTTTGATCGGATAAGGCTTTCTGCAAATCGGCTGTCTCGTTGGGGCGCAAGGTTTGCGCCCAGGTTTTGGTTTCGCCGATCTGCTTCTGCATCTCATCCATGCGCATGGCCATGCTCATCGGTTGTGCGCCCTTGGCTTCCACCAGCCCCAGTGACATCAACAGATCAATGACAATGGCTTTGACCGCTTCCACATCCAGTTCAGCCTCATCTCCATCAGGCTCTGTTTGCCCATCCGCTTCGCTGGAAGCGCTGTCGGGCTGCTGGTTGGGTTCGCTGGCCGGTTCCGCTGTCTTGTCTGTTGATTCAGCCTGGGCTGATTGATTTTCATTGGCTGTATCTTCGTTTGGATTGGCGAACTTGCGCAGCTCGTTGGATCCATCCGCCTTGATCACTTCAAAGGTCGCGTCCGGGATGCACGGGCTGTCTACCAGGCTGATCTCGGTTGGGATGGCCTCATAGCGCACCGCACCCTTGAGCAGTGGGTCAGACCACTTCTCGCCGTAACGGCCGCCGATGCTGAAGCCGGAGTACACGCCCTTCTGGACCTTCTCCCAGGCGGCGTCATCCACAATTTCAACGCCCACGTAGATTGCCTTCTCCACATCGCGCGGATCAAATTCGATCACCCGCCCGACCGCCATCAACTGGCCGCCGTGCATGGCGCGCACATTTCCAAGGCTTTTGCCCTGCGAAGCTTTTTCAATGGTCTTGGACCATCGTTCAAAGTTGGGCTTGCTTTTGGCATAGTCCATGATCTCGGGTGGTTTGCCGCCATCTGGTTGTTCGATGGCCGCGTATCCCCACACCTGGCGTTTCTCCAGGTCAACTTTTTGAAGGGATAAGAACTTTTGCATCGTCATAATTGCTCCTGTTGGGGTGGACACTTGTCCCGGATGTTTTTGCCGGAACGGCGTCCGCCCGAAAATAAAAAAGCGCCTGGAATGTGATGGCTTTTGCCAACTTCATTCCAGGCGCTTATGCTTCCGTCTGCTGTTATGGGGGCGGTTGAACATTCAACCGTTGAATATAGAATTATTGTACAGCATTTCCCTGAATTTTAAAAGAGTCAACTTTCAAGGGTGGGATCGGCGTAAACATGAGCGTTTTTGCTTCTTCTTCCGGGACGATCGTTCCCAGGGCATGTTCATGTTGTGCCTTGACCATCTGAGTGATATTGACTTCCATCCTGACCCATTCATAAAAAAAATTGGTGACCAGGTTATCGATCATCTTCTGGCTTATCGGCGGCCTTTACTGATGCTCTCCGCCACTTCTTTGACAGCTTTCTTGAACAGATCCTTGATCTCCTCTCGTTTCTGATCCAGCGCTACAAAGAAATACGGGTGCGGCTGGGTGCCGTTCTTGCGGATACCCGCCCATATAGCCCGCGCGGCCTTCTGGTTTTCATCGATGTTCTGTTGCTTACTGCCAATGCGCCGTTGGGTTTTCAGGTTATATACACCTACCAGGTGTTTGGTTTCCACCCACTTATAGAGAGGTTGGCCAGGCCGTGTAATGGATAGTGGTGGGGTATAAGCCTGGTGTCCAGCAGCCGGACCGGTTCCGTATTCCACATATTGAGCATACGGAATTCCGCCTGACCCAACCAGACCAATGATCGCATCATCGCTGACTTCCACGCCATGATGAATGGCATCTCGTAAATTACCAGATGATCCAACGCTGTCATTCGCTGTCAGATTTTCCTTGATTTGAGCTTCCAGCAAGAGAACGGATTTGGTAATGGTATCCTTGATGGGAAGGTAAATTTTATCGTTGACATTTCCCATGTCGCCAATCTGTTTGACCAGGTTCTCCAGCCCCTGGATTTCTATGATTTTATGTATCATATTGAACCTCGATTCGGCTATGCTATAATTACTTTAAAGATTGTGTTGCTGGTGCAATTGCTCGCATAAAGCACACCGCAAGGAGATACATGCCCCGCGCAAGCATGTGCAACACAATTTTTTTAATTTAAATCATCAGTTACGTAAGCAGTCACAACATAGGGGGATGACGGGTTGCTATTATTGATAACAACCCTTATCCAAAGATTATTCCCAATATCACTTTTTTCAGGATATTTTCCATACATCCAGACGTTTTCATCATTACGATTGGTGACACGCTCAGGATTTACAAGCGTTTGGACAATGTCATCCAGTCGGATAGGTTTTTGCGGATGTCTTGTTTGCCAGTGCCGTACCCGTTCGCCAGTCACGCGCACGCCATTGACATTGGTGTAAGTATTGATGTCGGTCAATTGGTCGATGCTGTCACGCAGATCGTTGTTCAAAGCCGGGTCATCCATCTTCCTGGCCTGATCAATCGTCACCGGCGCAATGGCGCACCGGCAGTTCGGGTGGCGCGGGAGCTGGCCATCTCCAAAAGTGGGGTCAAAAAAGAAAGGCTCACCAATCGGCTTGATCACGCCATTCAACGCCTGGCAATCCAGGCAGGCGCCACTCTGCCCATCCAGCCATTTAAGACCGCGCACCATGCCGCTATCAATGTAACTCTTGATCGCACCTTGCGTGTGTGCCCGGATCACCTCGGTGCGCGCAATCGTCTCGGCCCGGCTTTGGCTGAAAACCCGCTGGCCCTGGTCATCCGTCAGGTTCTGCAGCTCGTCGCGGATTTCAAAAACTGTTTTTCCATCACTCAATCCCTGGATAATTTGCGAACGAATATCATCCTTGATACCATCCGTTACATTGGTAACCAGGTTCCCGGCATTTTCTGATGCCCAGGCTGTCACCGCGGGCTGCAAATAATCCCATGAAAGCGATATACCCAACTGGCGTTCAACAGTCAGCTTGCCCCGCGCTGCGGCTTCTACACTTCCATCCGTCAAAATCTGCTGCAGCAGATCGCTCTCAAATTGCCACCATTCGCCATCATCCATCACCGCCAGTACCTGCCCGGCATTGACCTTCTGCACTTCATCCCGGCATAAATGCTTGATCAGTTCCTCGAACCACTGGTAAAGTCTCCTGGCTAATTTGCCTTCAATCTCTTCCAGCGCGCCCTTCACCCCGTTCTTCTCATATTCCGGGTGATAAGGCTCCGGTTGGGGCGCATGGCGTGCGCCCTTTCCATTATGGGTATGCCCGTCGTCCGTAGCTTTTACGAAAAAAGGGCTGGCTGCCATCGACCTCCTCGACGACGGCTATCTTTTCCAAATTGGAACTGGCTTTCTCAAAGATCGCTGTCACTTCATCCGGGCTTTTGACCTTGTTCAAAGCATGCTTGACTTCAAGCATGAGAGCAGATGGGATCACCTCGCTTTCAAAGCCTGGCATCGGCCAGTTCTTCTTCATGGCCCTGACCACCTTTTCTTTCCAGATGCCCAGGTCAGCCTTCACCGCCCGCGTGAAATATGGGTTAGTCCCGGTTTCAGCACGGGACGGGTTAGTCGCCTGTTGGGGCAACCCACTGGGTCGCCCTTCTCCTGCCCCGTTGGAGCGGATGGCATCCGCCCTATTCGCTCCTGGAAGTACCCCAGCCTTCGGCAGTGCTCCCGCCGCTTGTGCCGCTGGCTTTGCCGGTCTGAAATTATTCGGCACTCCCAGCCGATCCTGCACATACGGCAGGTCGTAAGCGCCCATCTCGATATAGATCTGATCCACCTGCGCCATGTTCAGCTTGTCCGGTACCGGGTCCAATCCCACCCACTGGAATTTCAAATCCGGCCGCTTCAAATACTTGTTGATGATCAGGTTGAACAGGCTGTGCAAATATCCGGTGATCGGCCAGATCATCGAACGCATCTGCAGCTCTCCGCTGGCCGCCATGAACGATTTCCCGCCCAGCCCGGCGCCTGGCACAATCCCAAACTCCGCTGGTGCGTTCCCGAATGCCCAGCAGGCCACCTCCATCAAATACTTGTCGATCTCGGTGTGGGTCAGGTCATGCTGCTGGAAGGGATAGACCGGGTTGGAACTGCCGTTCCCGCCTGGCAGCCAGATGATCTTATTGGCGCGGTTCAAATCGCCCTGTCCCAGCGCGTTGAAATACTCCGTCCAGACCTGGATCTGCTCCGGTGTCCAGTTCTCCGGCAGGAAGCCAAAAGCGCCCGGGATGTTCCCATCCGTGAAGTAACCGATCTTCTGGGCATCCAGGCGGATGGCGGTATTGATGGCGGTCAGCACCCATTCAATCGGGCTTTCGCCATAGGGTGTGTAAACCTTGGTGTTCAGCGGCCGGTAGATCAGCGCATCCGCCGGGTAATGTGTGGTCGGAATGCCGTGCAGAACCTGCATGTATGCCGGTGCCGGGCTTTTTGGCAGCCCACCGCGGAAATCTACCAGCGGCCGGATGGTGGTGCCATCGATCAATTCCAGGACAAGCTGCCCGCTGCTCATGTTCGGATACAGCGTCACCGCGTCTGTCACCAGCATTTCCTCGATCAGCATGTTCATCCAGGCGTCATGATCGTTCACGCCGTCCGGGAACTCGAAGAAATCAATCACAGACTGCGTCTCAACCGCTTTCTCGTAGGCGGTACCGTTCACCATCACCGGCGAAGCCTTGGAGAAACGGGCGTTCGGCACGATCTCCCATTCCATCCCGCGCACCTGGCGTTTGATCAGCTCAATATTCAGTCGTATTTCCTTCGAGGCAGCGCCCAACGCCCGCAGCGCCCCAAAGGGCAGTGCGCCGTACCCTGCGCGCGGTATGTACATCAGGTTGATGCCCGGCAGGTATTGGTACATGTGCGGTTCTTCATCGCCAAACATGGGTGTGGGGGGCGTCCCAGGGTTGAACAGGCTGTTCTGGCTCATGAAGGCATTCGCCGAATCATGCAGACGCATCAAGGCCTGTGCTTTGGCGGTCAAGTCAATTTTGGTTGGGGTTGATTCCATTTGTTGTTTCCTTTTGTTTTTCAAGAAGTGCCTTATGGGCTTCGAGCTGCTGGCGGGCAAACGCGGCCATGCCGGTCTCAATCTCGCCGCTCAATTTGTTGTAGGCGCTGCTGGCGGCATCCACCTGGTCGTCATTGCGGCCCTTCGGAAAGGATAAATGCTCATCAATAAAAGCCTGGTTCCAGGACGCTTTCAGCAGGCGCACGTTGTCGGCTTCCAGCGCGCTGCTCCACGGATCCGCGCGCGTTTCCTTGTCGCCGCTCACCGGTTCAAAGTGCGCGGGCAGCCCTGCCAACGCCTTGTTGGTATCCCTGGCGCTGTCCAGGCCTGCGCTGCCCGGGTCCTGCGGGTGCCAGAGCTGCGCTACCGGTAATCGGCTGCCAAAACGTTCACGCGCTGTCAGATAAGCCAGGCGCATCTGATTGCGGCGTTCATAGGTCGACCACTGCCCGCGTATCACCAGTAGTACCCATATCCTGCGTTCCGTGTCCAGCCCCATCAGCACACCCACCGAATAATCACCCGCTCCGCTGCTGCCTGCCTGATCCCAGTACCAGACCGACTTCACAAAGCGCACATCATCCGGCAGCTTATCCACCACCGAAAACCAGTTGCGCTTGAACTTGCCGCCCGAGCGAATGAAGGGCATTTGCTGGTAAAGGCTTTGCCAGTTGTAAATATTCATATTGTCGCGGATATTTTCCAGCATCTCGCGGCTCAGCATTTCAGGACACAACGCCTCACCGGCTGCCCGCTCCAATGGATCGACCAGCGGTAGGTAAACGCCATCCAGCATCAGCTTGCGCTGGCTTTCCACATCCGCCGGGTAATCTTCAGCGCCCAACGCCAGGGCTGGCATAGCCAACACTTCCCACTTATCCGCGGCCGGGTTGGTCACCATGCTGCGGATCATGCGCCCGGCCAGGTCATCCGCGCTCCAACGGGTGTGGAACAGGATGATGGCCATGCCTGCCTGTTGGCGGCTGTAGACCTGGGACTCGTACCAATCTGCCACCAGGTCGCGGCGCCCTTCGCTTTCGGCCTCTTCACGGCTCTTGAACGGATCGTCGATCAAAACCACATGCGCGCTGCGGCCAGTGATACCGCCGCCCACACCTGCCGAAAACACCCCGCCGTGATGCGGAGCCGCCAGGCTCCATTCACCCACAGAGCGCGAATCAGAACTAAGCTTGACCGGTTCTTCACCCTTGGTGGATTTATCGCCAAAGATGTTCCGGTAACGCGGGTCATTCACCAGGTCGCGTACCGCCTTGCTGTTGCCCTGGGCGCGGCTGTCGTTGTAACTGGTCAGGATGAACTTCCAATCCGGGTGATTCCCAAGCGCCCAGGCCGGAAATAGATTGCTGGCCACCAGCGATTTGCCAACCTGGGGCTGGGTCTCGATCATCAATCGTCCGATCCCGCTTAATCCGCGTGTTTCCACATACTCAATCACCTGCGTCAGATACCTGGCAATGATCTGCTGGTGGCGGTATATCCGAAAATTGGGATTCATATATTGGCCAAAACGCAACAGATCACGCCGGGCCAGTTCCCGGCGTGCCAGCTCACGGCGCGCTTCTTCCACTCTGCTCAATTTTTTATCCATCAACCAGGTTCTCCAGGGAAACTGTTGAATCGTTTTCATAACCCGCGCCCGCCGAACGGCTCAGGATCGCATCGATCTTGCTGGATGGCACATAATCGCCGGTCAATTCCAGGAACAGCTTGCGGTCATTGTGAGACTTGTAATCCGGTTTCTCAGCCGAGGTGATCAGCGCGTCAAATACATTTGCGCGGTGCTCCAACAGCTTGGCCGCCTGTAGGTTGGTCACCATCTCCATAAGAGATGGATCTTTGGTGCGCCATTTGATGATCTGCCGGTCACTGGTCAGCCCCAATATCTCGGTGGCCAGCTCCTTCTGGGTTTTGGGGATGCGCTTGTTTTTCGGCATGCTGGCCCAGGCGATATAGGCCGCCATGCGCCACGGCCTGCCACCCTGCAGCAGCTTGATATATTCCTCGTACCAGGCTGGCAGTTCGTCCGATTCGCCGAGCGCCTTCCGGGCGGTCTCGCTGCGCAGACGCGCTTCCGCCTGGCTGATTTCCCCTTCCTCCAGCTCGTAGTCATCCACGTCAAACATCGTGGATTGCTCAAATTCATAATCACTCGGTCTGAGTTCGAGGTTTCTGAGGCGATCATTTTTAATTTGCATGGGTATTCCTTACTTGATTAACAGATCCACGCGCCCGGTCACCAGGGCGATCAGGAACGATATGATCATGGCCGTGATGATGCCCAGCAGCCATTTGCCGATTTCGGACAGCTTGTCAACGCTCTTGGTCATGTTCGTGATGGCTTCGTCGTGCTCGTCCAGTTTCTTCCAGGCAGCGTTTACCTTCATTTCGACCAATGGCTGGCATCCAGCCTGGGCCTGCTCAGTTTTGCGCAGGCGCTCGTCGAAACTCCGCAGCATTTCCTTTAGCTCGCCGAAGCCTCTGTCCACTTTCTCTCCCAACATGTCGATCTGCGGCTGCAGCGCTGCCAGGTTATCGCTATCGCTTACTCGTCTACCAGGAGGTGTCATTCCAGTCATCCTTAACCAACCGCGACCGGCTCAGTTGGCATTGACGGGACTGCTGGCTGCTTATCCCGGTTGAACTGTTCCATCACCGC